ATGAGCGACAATCCGAAGCTGGCAGTCGGAGATCGGCTATGGCTGGTCGAGAAGCTGATCCGCGGAACGCGCGAGTCGGAAGTCGTCGTGACCAAGGCCGGCCGCAAATGGGCATCGATCGCCGATGCAGAACGCCCCTCATATGAGCGGCCTCGCATTGATTTGAGCGACCTCGTTTGCGATGGCGCGGGTTACACCTCGCCGGGGCGGTGCTTTCGGTCACAGGCGGAATATGAAGAACGCCTTCGATTGGCAGAGACTTGGGATGCGTTTCGGCAGCGCATATCCAGCCTGTACCGCCGCCCCAACCATGTGACACTTGCCGACATAGAAGCCGCTTCTGTCTCTCTCCGCCTATCAGGCCCCTCGGCATGAGCAAGCCGGACTTCATTCCGATGCACAAGCTGCCGTGCTGGCTATCGTCCGAGGACGTTAAGGCGGAAATATTCAAGCTCGCCAACGAAGGCGCTGACAAGGCGGTCTGCTGGGACTTGCTTCAGGCGATCTATCGACTCGTCGAAAAGCAGGAGTACCCGGCATGAGCGGGGGTGTGCCTGCGGGCGAACTGCTGCCGTGTCCATTTTGCGGCGGAGCAGATGGCCGCCTTGTCCAGTGCTTCACGCGCGCTTCGGACGACTTCGCGTTTTGGTCGGTCGAATGCCTCGATTGCGGGGCAGAGATTGCGGACGACGAAAGCCAAGAGGCTGCTGACCGTCACTGGAACACGCGCGCCACCCCCACCCCGCCGATCGAAGGCCGGGATGCGGACGTGGAGCGCCTACGGGAGGCGTTGCTTGGCATCGAGATCTACGGGACGGACACGCTTTTCGGCAATGCCGTGGGGCCGTCCGATCGCGAATGGATGCGTGATGGCGTTCGCGAAATGCGTAACCGTGCCCGCGCCGCCCTCCAAGCCCTCGGAGAACGGGGGTGAGCGGGGTCATCTATTGGGTCGGGATGATCCACATCATCATGTACGTCCTACTCGGCGGGTCGGCGCTAATCGTCTTCGCGCTAAACCGGGCCTACAAAAACCTCAGCGTCACAGGCCGCATCCTTCAAATGCACGCGAAGGTGTTGCGCGAAGAACGCCAACAGAAGGACCCCCGCCCATGACGGACGATCTTGTGGGGCGGCACCGTGCCGCGCTTATCGAAGCTGGCCGCGAGGCTGGCGCATTCCTTGCCGACGATGTGAGCGACGACTTCCTGCTCTACGTACCGGGCGAGGTCAAAGGCCGCATTGCCAAGCTGACCGCCTGCATCGAAGCGCTTGAGGCTGCGCTGCGCAATGTAGCTGCCCATGCCACGGGCGGCGCAATCCAGAACGGTCACACGCTCAGCATCAACGACATCTGCGTCCAAATCAGCGCGCATCATAACCGCATCTGGAACGCAGCCTTAGCCAAGGACCACCCCCATGCAGACTGACGCAGAGGTCGCGGCGAAGCTGACCGACAAGCAACGCGAAGTGATGCTGAACGCGACGCGCTGGATCACTGATGAGGTCGGCGTGTGGTTCGCGCCACCTATGACGATCCGGGCGCTGGCGAGGAAAGGCGTGTGCGACTTGAACGGCATGTTCCTGCCCCTCGGCCTCCGCGTCGCCCAGCACCTGAAACAGGAGAATAGCCATGGTTGATGCCTGCATGGCGTGCGGGAAGCCGACGCCGATCCATAAGCTGGACGCGAAGCCGTCGAGCCGCATCTTCACCGAAGCTGCACTGAACGCCGCCGCACTGGCAGGCGAGCAGTTCGAGTTCCTCGCCTGTGCGGCCTGCTATGGCCCCGGCTATGTCGAAGGACAACCCGCATGACCGACCCCCGCATGACCCCCACGAACGACGCGCCGGTGACGGTGGAGCCATTGGCGCTCCGTCTTGTGATAGCGCAGATAGCATCCTGCTCTTGTGGTACCAAAACGCACGAAGCTCGGTACCACGATCAGCGCTGTCTGTATCGCGTTCTACAGGATGCCCAGACAGAAATTGATCAGCTGACCGTATTGAACGACAAGTATTTCTGGCAGGTGCGAGACACATGCACTCGCGCCGAAAAGGCAGAAGCCGCCCTCGCCTCCGCGCCTGCCGGGGATGGGGATATGCTGCCCTGCCCTAATCCATGGTGCGACAGCGAAAGCCCACCATTCATGCACCGCATTGTCAGCCATCGTGAAGAGTGGGCCGTGTCATGCGGATGCGGGTTTCTAGGGCCGATACTTGATAGTCCTGAGCGAGCGGAGGCGGCATGGAATAGCCGTCGTGGTGCTGTAGCGCCTGCCGGGGATGGGGGAGGCGCGGACGAGGATGCTGCATTACTAGCGGATGCTAATAGCTGGTATTCGCAGGCGCAGCTTGAAGAAATTGAAAGCGCCGATGATGATTGGCTGACTGCGTACCAGCTTCTTGCAAAGGCGACAGGACTTAATGCTGATCGCCACGTCACCGCAAATGACCGCTTAATGGATCGCGATACGGTAAGCACCGAACACGCCCTTGAAGCGGTCGAAGCCGCCCTCGCCCGCCCGCGCGCAGCGGTGGGGGAGCGGGAGGCGGAAGAAGTGCGCCGCATCGTGCGGTGGATCGATCAGGCGATCGAGCGGGCGGAAAATCACCGCAACACCGAAGGCATATGGCTGTTCGCGAGCCAGTGGCAAACTGTCCGCGATATCCTCGCCCTACAATCCCCGCCCGCTACGGAGGCCGTATAATGTTCGGCGACCGCTGCTACGGCGAACCGCAATGCGGGCATTCGGTCAATTGGACCTGTCCTTGCACCTGTGGCGAAAGCCCCGACCAATACGAAACGCCACGCCGCGTAGTCGTGCCGGAGCCGCAGCCGAGCGAAGTGGATCGGCTCAAGGCGAAGATTGAGGGAATGGCCTGCTACGTCCAACACGACAACGGATGCGACGCGAACGACTTGGACTATCTCGACAAATCGCCATGCACTTGCGGTTTGCGGTCGTTCTACAACCCAAAGGGCCTGCAATCCCCGCCCGCGAAGGTGGAGGGGTGAGGGTCGAATTCCACCGTTCGACTGACGACCCGGAGAAGCTGGTGTTGCCGGGCATCGTCTATTGCCGAAAAGCCAACGACGTGCATTCTGTCCACGTTATCGCTCTGGGATGGTGGGACTATCATGTGTCGCTGTTCTGGAACCGGAGATTGCGAAAGCCATGACCGACCTGACCGACACCATCGCCTTGAACACCGCCATCGCGCGGCTACAGGACTTCATCGACACCTACCCGGACGGCGACATGCCGCTGACCAAGGACGATGTGCTGATGGTGATCGAGGCGGCCAAGCGTGGGGCTGGGGTGGTCGAGGTGAAGGGGATCAAGCAATGAATGACGCCGCTACTGTAGAGGCGCTGACCGAAGTCATCTTGAGCGAGTGCCGGCGCGACGAGCTTACGCCTGTCGATTACGGTGACGCGGAACAGATCGCTCGGGCAATATGCGCGCGGTTTTTAGTCGCGGAGTTGGCCACTCCCGCCAAATCCGTGTGAAGCCCATCCTCGCAAGCCGCCAGTTCTGGGCCGGGGTGGCGTTCGCGCTGGTCGGGCTGACGGTGGTCGTTGCTGTTAGCGGATGGTGGCTCGGCTAGCAGCAACGCGGGTTGGTGATACTCAGCTAATCAGTAAGGTAGCATACATGCTAAGCATCATAGGGATTATGGCATTTGCCACGCTGGCTACCGTCCCTGCGATCCTCGCCAACCGACGGATGCGCCTAGTTGCTAAGCGTGAACGTGACTTCTTTGCAGAAATTGCAAATTGCTGCGGGCCGGGCTTGATACCGGCTCTCGGCGACGGACCCGAAGGTGATGCGGCCCTTTCGCATCCTTAGCCATCTAGCCGCCTGCGCCGGAAGGCACGCGAGCGGTTCTCGATCTGCGGGGCTTCCGGCCCCCGGCACGTCCTTCCGTGCTGCCGCAGCATTTGCCGTCTTTCCGGCTGTCAGGCCCAGCTTCAATCACAGTCGGTCCGCAAGTCCCTCAAGCAATCGGTTCTGGTCACGTCTGCCGCCCCGTCCTCACCTTGCGCGTGTGGGACAGGCTCCGGGCCGCACAATCTATGACGAGTGATAGGGCGACCGCTACCCTTCTCGAAAACGCCGCCACCAGCAACGCGCATCAAAACTACCACACCCCGCCCCGTTGACAAAGCGGAACTTGCGGTTTTGGGCGAGTCGTGTAGGGTGGTGGGGCTGCGGCGGCGTGGATGGACACGCAGAGAAGGCGATCTCGCTCAAGCTGATAATGGCTCGACGCCGCCTACGGGGCCGAAAGGTTGACCCGGGGTGTTCGCATTCGAATAAGGCAGTAGAGCAGCCGGTATCAAGCCCGGCCCGCAGCACAGGGCGGCATTTGCGCCGGATAACCCCACGGGCTTCCTTCGGGTAGCAGGCGCGAAAGCGCTGGTGTCAGTGGCCGGGGGTGCCGCCCTACCCTGTTAATGTTGGCGATCCCAACAATTACCGCTTACCCGCCACCGCCACAATGATCGGCACGACCTTGGGTGCCAGCTTGCGGAACAGGCCCGGTGCCAGCAGGCTCGCGATCGCCAGCGCGGTTTCGGGGTTCTCCTTGGCGGCCTTTACCACCGAGCCGGCTGCTTTCTTCAGGTTGATTTTCATGTCACCCTCCTATGCCGTGACGTGCTTGACGGCCCACATGACCGCTTCTTCGGTCTTGGTCGCTGCGATCGACAGTTCGCGGCTCTTGCCCGTTTCGGCGATCAGCCGCAGCAGTTCGGCCCCTGCATCCTTGATCGCAACCATCTGCGCCTTCTCGGCGTCGGACAGCACTCGGTAGGTATGGCGAACGGCATTATTCGCGGTTCGGTCGTCGGATGCACTGTGTACGTGTTCGGTCATTTTGCTTCCTCCGTTGAAATTGGATCGTTCGGCGTGCCAGCGGGCCGTGACGACGGCAGGCGCATCAGGCCGATCAGCCCGCCCGTGACAGTGCCAATGCCGAACGCCTCCATCTTGCCGATGATGACCTCGCCGGTCAGCGACGCGATCGTCATGGACCCGAGCAGGACCACGACCAGCGCGCCCAGCGTCGCGAGATAGGCGACGAGCTGTTCGCGGGCGTTCACGCCTTCCAGCCATCATATTGCCGCAGCCCGTTCGTGCGGATGATGCTCTTGATCTTATCGGCATAGGTCGGGTCGGTGGCGTAGATACGCCCCATCGTCTCGATATAGGCGTCAAGGTCCGGAAGCTTTGCGCGGGCTGGCGCATAGACCGGAGCAGTCCCCAGCAGCTTCCCATGCTCAATGAAGGCGTGACCAAAGCTGTCGAACTTCCGGAACGGCGCGTCGATATAATACGCCTGCCCCTTCTTCGGACCCGACGTGTAGACCTCGCGGGTGCGAACGGTGACGGTCGGACCAGTCTCGTTCTTGCGCGCCTTCATGCCGAACGGATTATTCGACCCCGGCGGCATCGACTTGCCGTAGCCGCTTTCCAGCGCCCATTGGGCCAGGGACACCGACGCCGGCACGCCCAACTCCTGATCGGCCTCAATAGCGCCCTCGATGTGTTCCGTTGGGAATTTTGGATGGGGCGGCGGCGATTTTATCGCGTTCGGGAATGCCTTCTCCAGCGCCGCAATCGTGTTCGGCCCGACGATGCCGTCCGCAGCCAGCCCGGCGCGGCGCTGGAAGGTCTTGATAAAATCCTCGTGTTTCATTCCCCGGTTCCTTTCACAGCAGCGCCCGCAGCGACGATCCGCGCAGCCCGCACAGTCGCCTTCTCCGCCGATGCGCTCGCGTGCTGGCGGTCCCGCATTTCCCTGATGCGCACGACATGGGCAGCCGCGTCCTCCGGCTTGCTCTCGATCAGCAGCAACAGCGCCTCGAATGCCGCCGTCACATTATTGAGTTCATGCCGCAGGATGCCGATCTCAGCTTCGTACGATACCCGCTGCTCGTCAATTTTCGCTTCCAGCTTTTCGATCCGCGAGACGCGCCGATCCCCGATTGCCATCTTCGCCCTCGTCACCGCGTCGGAAATTGCCGGCCAGCCCTTGATGATCGCGATGCCGACCAGCGCGAACAGGCCCCAGATGCCGTATGCCCCCGGCGTCATTTCGCTGAGAAAGCGGGAAGCGACGCCTTCCACGGCAGCGACTGGCTCAGTGCCGTTCATTGGGGCCTCCTTCCTGCATTATCATTCTCCTGCCGGTGGAGCGACCGGGGGCGCGTCTTGGATCGGGGCGTTCTCCGGGGCGTTGCCGGGCTTGGAGAGGTCGACAGGCCGGTCATTCACCGGCATGGGCTGGCGGATCGGATACTCGGTCATGCGTTGATGCTCCCTCCGACGCGGAACCAACTCTCGCCGATGCAGACGAATTGCACCGCGCTGTTGCCTGGCAATGTCATCGCATCCTGCATTTCGATATTGCCGGTGACAGCGAATGTCGGGTTGCCGGCGGATACGAACGTGACTTGCCGTCCAGGGGAGGGTGCAATCGTCGTGATTGTGGCTGTACCGGTCAGGGTAAACACGTCGCCCTCGGTCGGGACAGTGATTGTCGACGCAGAAGCGATCGTTCCACCTACACCGCGCGCATTGGATACCAGACCGCTGTCGCCCAGATTGACGATCGACCCGCCCGGCACCTTGGCCGCGTTCCAGCGGACGGTTGCATCCAACTTCGCACCGATCGCAATGTCACCCAGCATATTTCCAGCCATCGTGTCGTCGATATTGAGGCGCGTGACCTTGTTCGACGCGCCGTCGTTCGTCTGGACAAGCCAGCCATAGCCGATGTTGCGCGTCACGATGTTGCCCGACGACGAAAGGTCGGACTGGTAGCCCACGCCGTCGTAGGTGCCCGCGCGCAGGCCGCCCTTGCTGTCGAACGAGCCGGTCCCGTTACCATCGACGACATTGTTCTTGATCGTGATCCGGCGCGTGCCTTGGCCCGCCTGTGAAGCGAAATTGGCTTCCTCGGTGAAGGTGCCGCCCCACCGCCCGTTGCGGCGAATGATGTTGTCGGTGATGGAGAGGTCGTAGCTGTCGAGACCCGCGCTCGTCTGGAACACGCCGTCCTGTTTGTTGTCTTCGATTAGGCAGCGGCTGACGCGCACACCACGATTGCCGCGCGTGATCGCGATCCCCGCGCCTCGGCTCGCCGACTGGTTGGCAATGCCGCCGTTATGCAGATGGCTGTCGACGATCTCCAACCCGCCCAAATCGCCATAGGCCTGCGCATTGTATTGCGCGGCGTTCCGAAGCTCGACGTCGCTTACCAGCACGCGGGACCATTTCCCGCTCGGGTTGCCGCCGGTAGCGTTCAAAACGCTCAGCGGCGTCATGAACGTGTCGTCTTCGACCGCAGTTACCTGCTCTTTGCCGCCGTCGATCGTCAGCCGGCTGACCGATCCGCCGTCCGTGTGCAGGAAAGTGATGCCATTCGCCTCCGACCCGCCCGTCAGCTGGATGATGCTGTTGCCGCGACCGGTCCCGCTAATGTCGCAATCAGGCGCAGTGACGAGGAAGAATGAGCCGAACGGAAATTGCTGGCCAGGGGTGTATCGCCACGGATTACCGATGATCCGGCACCCGTCCAGCAGGATCGCCATGCGCGGGATGTTGACGAGGATCCGGCCATCGACCCGGAAGTCCGCACGCGGGAAAACGAGCTGCGATCCGGCGGTCAGATTTGCGAAAGCCTGGATGGCGCTGTTGATGGCTGCGCTATCGTCTGTAACGCCGTCGCCCTTCGCGCCGAAGTCGAAGACGCTGACGGTTTCGCGGGCTTTCGCTTGGGCAGTCCGATCAACGGCTCCAGCCCCCTCTGCGCGAAAGCCGACCAGCGCCGATCCGCCACCATCGGCGAGGTCCGCAATGGCCGTATCGCCGATCGGATCGACGTCACGGATCGGTGCCCCGGCAGCATCGGCGACGATGACCCGGTAGCGCACCTGTGGGTCAAGATAGATAGGGACGAATCGTCCCGCAGCATCCGCCGGAACAGGCGATTGCAACTCAGTCGTCAGCGCGGCATCCGCATACACCTTCGCAGGCGTCGTCGTGCCGCTGACGTAAAAGAACAGCTTTGCCCCGCTGATCGCGTTTGCGTTCGCATCAAGCGTCTGCTGGAACGGGGGCGTGAAGAGCTGAGCCATGGAGCCTTGCCGGTGCAGGACCACTCTTAGGCGGTCGGGACAATGCCACTCTTGGCAAGGCGCTCAATGGTGTAGCGATAGCAGAATCGTTCTGGTATGGGAAGGGTATGCGACCAACCCAAATGGCGGCAGTATTTGCCGTATCCACCCTTACGACGACAGCCTGCGTCAGCACGCAAATGCGTCAATATGTGGGGCAGGATCTGGCAGAAGTTATCTTGAGATACGGGCAGCCGTTTGCAGCAATCGACCTTCCCGACGGGAGGCGCGCGTTTCAGTTTTCTTATGGGGGTGGCGCAGTCCCGATCGCCGGAAACCTCACGACTACGGCCACCGTACTCGGGCCCACAGCAACTATTGAGCAGACCGGCATGCCCGCCCGTATGGCGCAAGTTCAGCCTTGCGCACTGACGTTCATCGCCTCGCGTTCTGGTGAACGATGGACGGTGACAGAGACACGTGTGCCCAAGAACCTCGTATGTTAAGGGGCCTTCTGTCGCTCGCGCGGGGCGAGCGCGCCGCCGATATTGCGCCCGGCCTGCCCGGCAACACGCCCAACACGACGGAACTCCTGCCGGCCGACGACACGCTGACGGGCCTGCGCCCGTTGAGCCGCACGCAGCAGCTCGCGGAGGACCGCAGGATCCGTCTCAGTAAGCAGCGCAGAGATGCTCTCGCGCGTTGCTTTTCCAGCCTCCCCAGCGCCGAAACGCTCCACGTCACGGAGCTTCTGCAAGCCCGTCACGAGAGCCTGCCAAGGACCTTCCTTGGCTCCCCGCAGACCAGCGTCGACCGCCGTCTCAAGTAGGCCGGTATCGCCGGTCTGAGCATCGTCCGCCAACCGCCCGGCGGTTTCCGAGCCAGTCGCTACCGACCGATACGTGCGGTTCATTGCCGCCTCGTCCTGCAAGGTTGCAACGAACCGATCGAACTGTGCTTCGCCGCCGAACAGCTGCTGTAGCACGCGGCGCTTCTTCGGTGTGCCGATCAGGGCCGACACCTTGTCGGCGCCATCAACTCGTCTCTCCAGTAGCTCGACCATCGCCTTCCGCACGCCAGCGCGGTACATCTGGCGCTCACTATCTCCCGCCAGTCCGGCAACCTGCGCTGCCACGTCATCGGGCGACATGTTCAGTGCACCGGACCCGCTTTCGAGGGCATCGCGCATGCGGGCTGGGCCGGCATAGGCCGAACGAGCGGCAGCATAAGCAGGGTTAGCGCGGTCGACACGGTTGATGAACGCCCGAAGGGTATTGTTCACGGCCCGACCTTCCGTGTCGAGGTTCAGCCTGCCGGTCGTGCCGTCGCGGTACGTCTCGACAACATCGTCCATGCCGCGCTTCATATAGTCGAGCGTTTGCCACGACAGGCCACGTTCCCGCGCGGCCTCGCCTTCTATGGGCGCAGAGCGCAAGGCGCTGGTGGCATCGCGCAACTGCTGTCGTGCATCTTCAACGCCACGTTGCGCCTTTGCCACGTTGCCATTCGGCGCGGTTCTCGCTGCTCGCAACGCCTCTTGCGCGCCGTCAAGCGCCGACCGCGCACCAGCGACAGCTTCACGCTGCGCTGTCGGTGATCCATTGAGAACAACCCGCCCGTCCTGACCGATGATGAAACCCAACGAAGCAGGGTCGCGCCCTTCTTCCTGCGCAATACGCGCTGCACGCGCCAACGCCCGTTGCATCGACGGACGTTGCATCAGATCATCAATCTTGACCGACGACGCCTGGCCCACCGCATCTGCGCCGCTGTAGAATCGATCGTATTCGGGGGCGGCGCGCTGGCGGGCTTGGGACAAAAGATCGTCACTCAGCTCGCGGATAACCGGCGTGTCACCAAGATCCCGGCGAACGGCGCCCGCTATGCGTTCTTCCTGCGCCTGCTGGCGAGGAATGACCGCCTCTCGTGCGAGGGTCCGAGAACCGCCAGGCTGCCGAGATACCGAGCCAAGCAACCCCCGCGCGTTATCGCCAGTATCTGCGATCGCCAAGGGTGAACCGCGGGAAGCGGCATCGTCCAGAATTGCGCCAACGGCGCGAGGGTTGTTGCCATCTGCCGTGATCGCATCGCCAACTACGCGACGCGCCAAGTCAGGATCGCGGCCTAGTAGCCGGCTCAAACCATCAGTGCGATTGCGGATGAGTGCCCCGCCAACGGGCAATGCCGAGCCCAGCACGCCGCCGGCAACGCCGCCCAATGTGGCGCCGGTCAAACTGCCCTCGGTGCCTTGGCCGTAACCATAGCCGGCAAGTGCGCCTTGAAGCGTGCCCACCTTCCCCGCCTCGGCAACTCGTGCCACCAAGCCGGGAGTGGCAATGGCACGCGATGCGCCGAGCCCGCCGGTCGCAAGGCCGCCAGCGAGTTCAGCAGCGGTTCCAGCCCACCCAAGGCGCTTGCGCGCGTCTTCGTCATTGATGCGAGTGGCGTCGCGGCCGATTGCGTAATTGCGACTCGTGTCCAGATCTCCAGATAGCAACCCGACACCGGCATTCACCGCACCATTGATTTCATCGCTCAGGCCGAACGTGCCGCCCTGCATAAACAGACGCTGCGTGTCGCCCGACGCATCCAATGCCGCCAGGTTCTCAGCTTCCGTCTGGACGCTTTTATCGATGTTTCCGTAATTGACCTGGCTAAACGACCCGCCCTTCGCCGCAATTTCTGCGCCGCGCTGCGCATCCTCAATGGGCAGCTCGCCGACGCCGTAGCTGTCGTACCGTGCCTTCAAAGCTTCCGGCGACGGGCGCATGCGGAAGAACTGGTCGAAGTCGGCTTCCTGTTCCGGCGTGAGGCGCGGGCCACGCGCAACGGGCGCATCCGGCAGATTAAACCCGATGTCACCAGTGCCGTCGGGAGTCGTCTGGCGCTTCGCCTGCTCGGCCGGCTGCAACGCAGGACCGATCAGGGCGTCGATCGCATCCTGACCATACCCACTCTTGATGAGATAGTCGCGATATCGGGTTAGCGCAGTGCGCGCGATATCCGCGCGACGCTTGATGTTCTCGCGCGCTACGCTCGGCGCCATATCCGGCTTGATAGTCGTGGCCGCGTACGCTTCCTTCTCACCCGCCGTCAGCGAAGCGCCGAACAGCGCGTTGCGCGTGAGATTGTCTGCCGACCTGAAATCCGCCCACCATTCGCGCTGCCCCGGGGTTCCTACACCCGTGTACTGCTGAGCGAAGTTCTCCAATCCTGCGCCGGCACCAAGATAGTCGTCGTTGAAGCCAGCAATGGCGCGGTTCAGCGATGATACCTGATCGACCGCGGACCGCAGTTCGGTTTCCTTGTTGCCTGGCAGGCGTAGGGCATTGACCGTGGCACGTTCTGCCGCTCGAGCATTCCGCTCGGCAATGGTGTTGGCGCGCTCATCCTGCGCGGTTTGACGCTCTTGCGTGCGATTGAACTGCTCACGCTGCATCACCTGATCTTCGACCGCACGCTGCTCTCGAGCCATGTCGAACGGGTCCAGCGGCTTAGGCGCGCCATAAATGCGCGCGGGCGCCTGCCCAGCTGGCGGGGCGATCGGAGCATCAAACTGGTCGAAGGGGTTGGCCTGCTGCTGCATCATCGCGCTCCTGCCGCGCCACGGCGGCCGTAATAGGGGAGGTTCGCACCCGGTAGGGTGACGTGGATATGATCACCCTCGTCGAGAAGGCGAGCGCGGGGACCGTAGTAGGCGCGAAGAGCGCTCATCGAAGCACCAGCATGGTCGACCCCTTGGCCGCTCAAATGATAGCTGGTGCGCTTACCGCCCACGGCCGCGTTTCCTTCCGCCGTTCGCCGCATCGACGTTACTCGTCCCGGCCCCTTCATCGGATCAGGGAAAGGTAGCCGGCGCACCCGGCGCCGGACCTCCCAGCACCCGCGCCGCCGAGCCCGCCCCATACTTCTGGTCGAATTCCGCCGCTAAATTGGGATTCTGCCGAAGGAAGTCGATGGCTCCAGACGCCGGTGTTGCCGGAGCGACCGACGTTGCCGAGGCAGGGCCTGTTGCTACCGGGCTCCCACCGCGCGAATACGGATTCACGTCCTCAAGATATCCACCCTGAGGCACGGACGTGTACTTCGGCTGTCGCGCCTCCACGACGCCCTTTGACATACCCGTCTGATCCAGCACAGCGTTCAGCGACTGCTCGCTGTATCGGCCGCGGTACTGCGCCATCTCCGGGAACCGCTGCGACAACCCCTCCACCGCGCTATCCCATGCCTGCGGGCGCTGATCGGGCGGCAAGAGCGAGATACGATAGGCAGCCTGCCCGATCGCGCCCATCTCCTCGTCCATCTTCTTGCGCTGCACTCCGTCGAACCTTGAGGCCATCTCGGGATCGAGCCCCCAAAGCTGCTGCTGTGCCGCCTTGTCGCCGCCTGCTGCCTGCTGTGCAATCTGGCCGATCTGCGTCGTGCGCTCCTGCGCGATACGCTGATCCCGCACCCGCAAACCCAACTGCGGCATATATGCCACCAAGGCATTTTCGGCGTTTGGATCGCCGGGGTTCTGGGCATAAGCGGCAAGCGCGTTTTCGCTCTCGACCTGGCGCCGCTGCTCGCGGCCCTGTTGGATGCCCGCTTGTAGCATGCCTCCGACGTTCGGCGTCTGGAGCAGGGACCAATCAATCGCCATTCTGTGCCTCCAGTTCGGCAATGCGCTGTTTGATCGCCTCGACATTCGCAGCGAAGCCGGGACGATCCTGCCGAGCCGCCAGCTTCTCGCGAAGAGCCGCCAATTCCTGTTCCCGGTTCATCAGTAGATCGCCCCGCTGCCAGCGATGCCGTATGGGTTGCGGCCAGCTCCACCGTAGGACGACAGAGCGCCGATCGCGTTGCCGGTAATGCCCGCAAGGCTGCCGATCAGGTTGTTGTTGACCCCTGCTTGAGCGAGCGCGCCGTTCGCAGCATTGTTGCCGTTGTTGGCGGCTATCGCCGCAGCGTTGTTGGCAAAATTCGTACCAACCCCGGCCAAAGCGTTGCCCGCTGAGAGCCCGACCTGCTGTTGCCCCGAAAGCTGAGCGAGGTAATTGCCGAACTCTTGGCTACCGGCATTCTGCCCGAACTGGATCGCAGCCTTCTGAGCCGCACCGCTGTTCAGCAAGCCGGCACCGGCATACTGATTGTTGAGCGACTTCATGCCCTCGCCAAGACGGAACTGATAGCCGGTGCTGTTCTGGTAGTTCTGAAACGCCTGCTGGAATGGCGACGACGCCTGCCCGTCGGCCGGCATGACCTGACCCAGCGCAGCGGGATTGTCCGGCGATAGCTGGCCGTAGCCCATGCTGTTGGCCGTGCCGCCGCCATTCAGCCTTAGCAGCGCACCGATCGCGTTGTTGGCCGCATAGCCCTGCTGAACGTAAGGGTTCAGGATACCCCTATTCTCGTCGCGGGCTTCGCGCTGGAACTGGAGGCCCTGCTGCGCGGCGATAGCGCTTTGATCCGCGCCGTACTTGATCGATTTCGACGAGCTTTTCGCTGCCACGGCTGACCCGCCAGCGGCGATAAGCGATCCACCGATAATTGCCGCAGCTGTGCCGATAGCCATGCCTACGCCCCGAAGACCTTGAGGAAATTGCGGTCCGAGGCGCGATAGCCGCGCCGCTCATACAACTTCGATGCCGCCTCGAAGTTAAGAGCCTCAACGGTGCTCATCATCCAGCTATCAGCACCAAGCTCGCGGGCTTTGGCTTCAAGGGCAACAAGCAGCGCGATACCCTTACCACGCTTGCCCGGATCAACCCACCAAAAAAGCTCTTGCCCGGTCGTGTGCTGCGCGTTGAACATCGCCGGGTAAATCATGCCGCCCGCGGCACCCCCGTCAGTGACCAAGAGGATTCCGGTTGGGCTGTCGATCAGATGCGCGAACAGCCGTTCCATGGTGGCCTCGTCATACCCAACCGTCTCCCCAAGCCGCAGCTTAGCGGCGAATGCCCGACCCATCCGCAGCAATTCCGGAATGTCGGTGGGCGTGGCGTCGCGGATCATACCGTTGATACCTCTTCGCGCTCTTGCCGATACCAGGGCGGGTAGCTGGGCTGCCCTTCGCTGGAACCGCCGCTTGTCGCAGGCACCGTCACCGACCCAACCTGATGGCGATAGGGATTGGACAGCGTGGCTACCGATTCCGCTTGAGCGAGTGTGCCGACATAGGCCACCGCCCCGCCGGAAAGCGTTTCGTCGTCGTAATAGACGAACACGGTCTCCCCAGGCGTTGGCCAAGGGATCGCCCCGGCGGTGACCGGGACGTCCTGAATGGGGTCGAGATAGTGTCGTTGGTGCGGGGCGATGGCGATCGTGCTGGACGTGCCGGCGGTAGACGCGGTGACGGCACCCGGATCGGCATAGCTATCGCGGACGCGGGTAAAGGTGTCGTTCGCCTGCTTCTGCGCCGCCACTTCACTTTGCGCCTGTTCCGCGGCGACCTGCGCAGCACCCGCCGCGCGCTGGGTCGCAAGCAGGATGTCCACAATATTGCGTAGGTCAATCTGTCCCGTCGCCAGCGCTCGGATCGCACCTTCGATCTGTTCGACGTTCTGTTGGTACGATTGCTGGAACTGCGCCGTCGGCTGCCCCTGTGGCGTTACCATGCTCTCCGATGCACGCAGCCGATTGAGCTTCTTGTCCTTGAGGCCATAGATGGCAAGAGCGTAATCCGTCGACAGGGCGACAGCACCCGACATAAGGCCTAGATGCGCGCCGCCAATTGCCAGCACCGACGGTGCGAACGCCACGCCGCCGCCTGTCAATCCAACGGAGGCGGGATCGACGATCATCCGACCGTGATCGCTGCCGCCGGGTCAAAATCGACGACGAACGGCTGACTGGCGGGGAGGCTGTAGGACAGCCCGTAGTCGGCGTACCCGATCAGCAGTTTGTCGGTCGAGCTGTCGTTATAGAGAACGGCATATCGGAACGGCCCCATGGCACCGCCTGACGCGGTGAACGTCACATCGCCCAGCCCGACCTTGAACGATGCTCCGTCGATCGCGCTGGCCGAAACCGTCACCGGCAAGCCGCCGGCTGTGTAACCATTTGTCGCAGCGATCTGCGTGACGTCCGCAAGCTTAGCCTTCACCGGCGTCATAGGATCATTCGTCAGCGCCACCTTGAGAGCGTCGGTGGTCAGCTTGTGCAGCCCCTTGGCGAGACTTTCGGCCAGCGTATTTACGAATACCAGCGATGCCATTAGCGCCCCCTGCCCCCAGCCTGTTCATTGATAGCAACCGCAGCCGCTGTGAACGGCACTGGATCGGTCACACGGAATTCGAATAGCCCGCCTGGCGCGTCAAACTGGCCGTTGCGCCGCCACTCGATCAGCGTGCGGTATTTGCCCTGCTGGCCGAGCGCGGTTTGGCGCCACGCGCCCCATGTCGCGCCTCGGTCGCGGGACGACCGCATTTCCACCACCGGATCTGAGGCATAGCCTGAAAGGTCAGGCGTCCGGCCGGCGTTGGTCGTCAGCCGCAGGTTGTGCGATGTGACCGAGCCGCCAGAGAGCGGGAAGCCGGCGCGGAACCGCCGTTCCAACACGCCGCCGTTATCCGAATGGCCTGCGCCGAAAGCCCAAAGCGTGCCGTTGGCGGCATCACCGAATAGCCCGCCGCGCCCTGTTTGTACGGTCCAGTTGGACAAACCGGCGCTTGTGAACTCGCACCATTGCCGGGTCGCGGCGTCGAACAGCCATGTGCCCTGCGACAGACGCAGCACAAGGAATTCGTGACCTTCGAATGTGAACGACCAAAGCGCATAGCTGGCCGACTTCGACAGCTTCTCTTCGATCCCCACGTCGGACACGCCCGTCGGCACGTTCGCCGCGACATAGACCCGTAGCGACGGCTTCGCTGGCGGAACCACGCTCTCAACCGCGCCGATGAAGGCGAACGTATTGTCATAGGCGATGGCGCAGCCGGGCGTGATGGCCCCTTTGTCAAACACCTTGCCCTGCGTCGGCGCGAACGGGATCGTCGCATCCCCGGTGCGTGGCCAGAACTCGATCGATCGCGACCCGATCAGGACCAGAACGTCATCGACGATCACGACATCGACTAGACGATCGGGCTCATTCTCTGCGTTGGCAAAGTCGAACCCATCCCACGACCGACCGTCAAGCACCTTGGAGAAATGCCACTGCTGCGTACCCTCGCGCAGGGCGATGAAGTAGCCTGCGATATAGGCGACACGCACGACGTTGGCGTTGTCAGGGAACGCGACAGTCGCCAGCCCCGCCGCCTTGTAGCTGTGGATCGTCGTGCCAGCGTTCACTAGCAGCTCGAGCGGTGAAGCTGCAAACGACACCGCGCCCGTGCCGCCGATGGTCCCTAGCGCCGCGGCGTCACGGTACAGCGTCGAGCCCGAAACCACGAACATCGCCCCGCCGAACACACCGTCGGCTTGATACATGCCCCGTATCGGGCCCGAACCAACGGCCAGAGCCGGCACCAACCCGGGGCGCGATTGCAGAACGACTGACCCCTCTTCCGTCGGAGCGTTCTCGGCGAACATGTTGATGACGGGCAGTTCTGGCAGATCGCCACGCTGGCGGGCATAGGCGCCGATGCCGAAGGGCAGCTTAGGCATAGCGGTCGCTACCCATGATGTAGCTTTCCGGTCGATCGTCATCCAGCATCGCGCGCCGCGTCTCTTGGGCGCGGGCAATCAGTTCGTCCGGCGCCGGCTGTCCGAACATGCCCGACATGCGGAGCGCCAGATTGGTCCATACCGCCTCGAGGTACCGCTCCGGCACATCGATCGTGTTGGAGGCGTCCGATACCGCCACCGGTCGACGCTGATAGTCATACTCGATGACCGCGACCGTCGACGGCACCGGCCACAGCAGCAGCGACACGCTGTCGATATTGTAGAATGACGCGAACGCAATCGGCCGCCCGCGCTGCGCCCGGTTCGGCAGCGCGCGGTAATCGTCTGCCTCCCACCGGGTCAGCGTGCGATTGTAGCCCGGCTCGACGATCCGCGCCGTAATGACCGTTCCGACCTCAGCCGGCAGGACAATTTCGCCAGCCCCGATCGCTACGGTCAGCGTGCCCGTCTCATCGCGCCAGCCTGATCCCGTCGACTGCCACGTCTGCAACATGCTCGAAAGCTTGGTCAGGCCGTCGGCCAGTTCGTCCGCTTCCGGTTGCGTGCCCGATGGCAAAACCGCAAGCTCGCGCATGGCCATGACCACAATATCACGGGCAGTCATCGCCATCTACAGGTCCTCCGGGCGAATATCGTTCACCCCTGGCACGATGAAAGTCGGCGCTGTTTCAGGCGCAGCGTTGGGCTTCGGGGCGCCCTCGCCTGCCGGAATGCGCGGCGGCGTCAGTTCCTCGGGCTTCGGGTCCCAGCAGGACCCACAGACGCGCAGCCCGGTCCACTCTTTGCGAAGGTCGCGCAGGTTTTTCTTGAACCCGCAGCGTTGGCACTCGCCTTTCGTGTAGGGGGACCACTGCATAGCGCGCCTACAGGTCGTAACGGGCCACGGTCGCCCCGTGCCGGTTCATGACGAATACGCAGGGGCGGCAAACGTCTGCCGTGCTTCCCGATCGCGACGATGGAATCAGATGACGAACGCCTTCCGGGGTTTCGTCAATGCGGATCCCGGCGTTCGCGAAGCCATCGGCGTCGCCGCGATCGGGAATATGGCGGACAGTCTCTGCGCTGTAGAGCGTTTCCGAGCCGTCGCTGTCGCGGTGCATTACGGTCAACATTCTTCTTCTCCTGCTTCTGAGTTAGGTTGCCGGGTCTTTAGGGCGCCCGGCGTTCCCTCGGGCTGATTAGGCCCCGGCGTTCCCGTACACGCCGCGCCAGTCTGCCCACCCCTGCGAGTAGCGTTCGGCCGCCTTGTGCTTGAGATTGCCCGTGTCGAAGTCGCCGTCCTCGGCAAAGCGCAGGGCCTTGCGCTGGAACGACAACAGGCCGTTCGGCACGTCGGTGATGATGAACCACCCGTCGGCGTCGTCCAGATACGGATCGACGATCACTTCCGGCGTCATCCCCATTTCGCGGATGGCGTTCGGGTTGTTCAGGTTCGCCGTGTTCGGCTGCCCGTTCGCGTTCAGAATGCGGAACGCGTTGAACATTTCGCTCGGGCTGACCACCAGCTTCACCGCACGCGGCATGATGCGGAGACCCCGGCTATCACGCGTGTTGTAGATCTGGATCATGGCGTCTTCGAGCGACGCCTCGGTCAGGTCGGCATTGGTCAGCCGGTTCGACTGAGTGCCGCCGACGACCGGGTGCGCGTTCGACACGAGCGGCTGACCGTCCGCGCCGACATACGAGCTGTTCTGCGACCGATTGAGCGTGTTCGCGTGGACCACCTCTTTCGAGATGCGCATCGAACGTGCCAGAGCGCCGGCCCGGCTGAACGCCTTTTCGCCATAGAGGTTGTCGTCGACTTCCTCTTCGGTGACGATGAAGCCCAGCGCATAGTTCGTATGCGTGAACCGCTGGGTCGGGCCTTCGATCGTGGTGTCATAGATCACCGACGACCCTTCGCCCTTCTCGGCGGCCAGGCCGAAACCCGACTCCTCGACGATTTCCTCGAACGCCCGATCGCTGGTCTGCTTCTCGAAGATGCGCGACCAGATCGCCGGGTGGTCCTTGTACTTGGTGCCGAAGAAGTCCTTGACGCCCGGAACCAGCAGCTTCGGGTGGACGGAACGAGTGATAAGCATGGCTCAGCCCTCCCTTAAATGCCGGTCGACGCGCCGTTCGGCGTCGTGGTCACGTTGTTGAGGCGGACGCGCCAGACGGCATTGACGCCCGGCTCGTTGTCGACCCGCTTGGCAAGGCCAAGGAGCCGGAGTTGCAGGCCGACGGTCGTGCCGACGGTGCTGCTGTCGATCATCGCCGCCGAACGATTGCCGGTAGCGGTGCCGAAGATGATCGAGACGTTGGCGCCAGCCTGGTCGACGCTGAGCGCGCCGCCATCGCTGTCTTCCATCATCTCGAATTCGATCAGGGGGTTGTCTTCGACCAGCACTTCGTAATCGGTGCTGGCAGGGCGATAGCCAAGCCATTCGGTCGCTCCATACGGACGGAAGCCGACAGCGACGCCGGTGATGGCGTTGCCGGTCCCAGCGGTGGAACGGGTGACGATAGCGGTGCCGTCAGCACGAGCCGCACCCGTGACGGTCACGGGATCGCCGTAGCGGATCACCGTCGCGTCAGCCGCTGCGGCCGAATAGACCGTCGCAGCGTCGGAGTAGGGCTGGCTGTACGCGCCCCGAACCGGCCGAAGGCCGAACGGCGCATTTGCGTTTGCCATGATGCAGAAACCTTGCGTTAGCGCAGCCGGTTGTTCGGGCTGGCATAGGAAACGTCGGACGGAAGAACTTCCCCGCTGACATCGTCGCCGCGACCGGCCACGCTACCATTGCGCATCTGCTCTTCCTGCTCACGCCGCGCAGCCTCTCGGGGGGCGCGGTCCTGCTCGTACCAGTCCTTGTATTTCACGCAGAGAACGTGCGGGACGGGCTTGCCCTCCGGGTCGAGCGCGCCAGGGATCTCTGTCCCCTCGCCTTCAACACGGTCCCAATCGTTCTTGTGTGCCTGGTGCAGACGCGCGGGCGTGCCTGTGAACCAGTAATACTCGAACTGCGACGGCGGGTATTTCTCGTGTACCCAATCGGGCACGGGCAGCTTCATGCCCAACGTCTCGGCTTCGCCTTCACGGCGGCGGCGCTCTCTGCGCGGTTCGGCCTGGGTAGACCGGCGTCCCTCACGGACCTGCATGTCTGCCATGCTCACGCTCCCTTACCAGCAAAGTACTGATCGGCATAGGCATCCGTGCTGGACACGAACCCCTTGGCGACCAGCTGGCGGGCCACCTCCTGCGCATCGCGCGGAAGATCGCTGAACCCCTTCTTGCGGCCGCCGATCGGCGCGGCACGGCTCGCGGGCGCACTCACCGCTGCCGGCGGTTTGGCCGGGGTCGCGGGTGCGGGGGCATATTCGGGGAAACGCTTGTGGACGGCCTGGCGGGCTGCGGCCAACTGCTCGGCTACCGACCCGCCAGCCTTGGCGATGCGGTCGGCCTCAGTGGCAGCGACAGCAGCAGCGGCCGGGTCATTCTCCATCCACGCGTTCTCACGCACGAATGAGGCGACCTCGGGCGGCGGCCCGGATTTGGCAGCCGGTGAGGCCGCAAGCTCGGCGATCTTGCCGACAGCCTGCTCAGCCCCGGCAACGTCGCCCTCTTCGACCGCTTGGCGGTGACGCTGCTGCCATTGCTGGCGCTCTTCGTCACGGGCCTTGCGCACCGCGTCCTCGGTAATCTGCGCCGTCGTGCGCACGATCTGTTCGGTCGTCGAGCGAAGGTGCTTCATGTCGCGGGTCAGGTCGCGCTGACGAGTCAGGCCGAAGGTGATGAAGCTTTCCGCATCCCGCCAGTCCGATTCATCGCCGCGATATTCGTCTTTCGGACGCCAACCATGCTCGCGGGCAATGTCCTCAAGACTTCGATGCGGCGCCTGTTCTTCAGCGGCGGGATCAAGGGCGACTTCAACGCCCTCCAATGCTACTTGCGGGTCGGCCTCAGCCATTTATGCGCTCCAACGGAATTGTGCGCCTATCCAGTTACACCGTTCGTTTGGGTCGCGTAACGGGACATTAAATCATGGCTCAAGCGCCAAGCAATGAAGGTTGATAGTCCCCGGAGTGGGGTTGATCGAGAGCGCGCCCAGCAGCAGGCCAAGCAGTCCGGTCGACTGCCGCACGACGCGGAACGTACAGTCGGTGTTGCTGACCGGTCCGACGATTTGCACGTTGTAACAGTCGGCGGCGACATTCGCGGGATCCTCTGCGATCCCGTTGACGATCGGCACGACGCCATCGGGGAATGGCGTAGGGTACGTCCATTTGTACGTCGTCGTCTTGACCGCCAGCACCCGTTGCTTGCGTGCCTTGCTGGCGTGGGTGTGATTGGCGCGGGCATATTCCTGCCGATCGCCAATGCCGCCCATGTCCGCGACACCAGGCGGCATCGTGTTCGCCGGCTGCGGGATCAACGCCTGCAACTGCGGCATCACGGCTGCTTTCACGTCGTCCACAGTCGCGACGAAAGCGGGGCTGTTGACTTCCATCAGTAAGAAGTCCCACGACGACGGATGCCCATCTGCCGGATGGTGAAATTGCACGACCCGGCGGCGCGTGCGACAGCGCGGACCTCTGCGGTCAGGTAGGGGAAAGTCCCGGTGATGGCCGGCAGAGGAAAAGGCCGCGTGGCGAGCATTAGGCTACAAGGCTCGGTGATGCCGTAATCAACCGATGCGTTCGCTGAGAACATGTCGAACGACGACATGCTCGTCGCCCCACCGCCGCTATTCTGGACAAGCGAAAGATACAGGGCAGCCAGATTAACGGGCGTCGACGTGATGTCGACCATGGCGACAGCCTGTACGATATCTCCAACGCGAAGGGCGGCATTATAGGTCCCTCCGTTTGCGCTGCTGCCGTTCAGATCCTGACGCAGCCGGGCAACGTCGCCATTGCCTGCGAAGGTAGCGGCGATCGTGATGTCGTTGCCGAGGCCATTAGCGCTTGGCACGCTATCTATGATCGCAGTCGCGCCGCCGCCGACTGCCCCTACATAACCAGAAGGGACGATTGTAGCGTTTACCGCCACCCCGGTCGCGGTGGCGGTGGCATTCACAGCGCTCCCGGTAGCGGTCACCATCGCATACGTGCCGGCGGTGCCAGTCGTATTGATAAAGGTATTGGCTGGAATACCAGCGCCGGTAACTTGCGTCCCGCTCGGCACGGTACGGCCGGCGGTAACGACCAAGGAACTGCTGCCCGACGTAATATTGGCGGTCAGCGTAGCGGTGCTAAATCCGGTACCGGCGGTCCCGCCACTCGCGGTCGCAAAAAGTGGGTTGGTCAACAGCTGCCGTCGACCATTCCCCGACGCCTCGGCGATATTCTGGATCATGATTGAGCCACGTGCCGGCGGGATCAGGCGATCCAGCAGCGTCGCCAAGCTCTTGCCCCACAGGTATGCACCAAGCGCGTTCGGGTGGGTGACGTCATAGACGAGCGTCGGACGGAGAGTGATGCCGGTCGCCGATGCGGTCGGGTTGGTGATGATCGCGAAGGCATCATGGACATAGACGTTCGGCGTCGTCTCGCCAAATTCCGTCAGCATCTGTCGAAGGTCCATCAGCGCGGTCGTCTTTTCGACCGAATTGATACCGTTCGCGCCGACTTCGTTCTCGATGACGACTGTCATGCCGGCGTCAAGCGCAAGCTGGGCGATCGCCCTGATATTCTTCGCGGCATTATCGGCCACGGTTGCAATCGTGATCGTGGCGCCGCTTACCACGTCCGTAAAGGTCGCGGGGCCGGTACTGGACGTCTGCGCGATGTCGTTCACGCCGGCCTGTACATAAAGAAGGCCGGCATTCGTCTTGCGCGGGTCGCCTGTGCCATCGATCATGCGCTTGAGAATCTGATCGGTACGCTCACCCGACACACCAAAAGTCGGTCCGACGACGAAACGCTGACCCAGTAGCGCCTTTGCGACGACCAACGGCGATCGGGCGCCGTATGTCAGCTTTGCCGGGTCGACGTAGATTGCATCAACGCGGCTGTCACCAGTCGCCGAAATGACATCGCGAGGACGTACGGCAGACGCCGGAGTGGTAGGAAATCCAATCTCCATCGCTCAGCCCTCCGTCGCCGACCATGCCTGGCCGGTCGTAGCGCCCCAGATGGACACCGCCTGGTTGGTGTTGATGCCGAAGGTGCCGCCCGCCGGAATGCGGAACGATGGCGATGCCGCCGATGCCGTGCCGCCCACTTCATTCAGCCACAGATCGCCGGTCGACAGGTTCTGGCCGCGCAGATAGCGCCGATTAGCATTTGCCGGGGCCAGCTGCTGCGCCGGGGCGCCTGCTGCGATCGTGCCGCTGCGGTCGGTGCCGGTGGGGAGCATCGGCCCATTGTTGACCGAAGGGTTGCCCGAAGCGTCGAGCGCCTGGACGCCCATCACATAGGCATCGCCCGCCGGAGTGCTGACCCTGCGGCCGAGCATCCGGTCAGAACCACGGAAAATGTCAGGCATTGAACACCCCCTTCACGTCCTCGTCGTAGAGGATCCGATAATCCTCACCATCCGCACCCTTGACCGTGGTGCCCGCATATCGGCCGAACACCGCCTTGCGGCCCGCCATGTCAGGTAGGCCGTAACGAGCGTCGGACGCCGCAATGACGATGCGACCCATCATGTTCGCCAGACGATCGCGCTCCTTGCTGTCGCCAGGCATATGCAGCCCAGACGCAGCCATGCGCTTCTCCGTCTCGCTCTTCTCGACTTCCACCACGAGGTGTCCGCCGATGGGCTCAATCCCGCTCGGGTTCGTCACCATTCCAGATGCTCCATGTTTCGAAATCATTGGCGACGACCTCACCAAAGGCGTCGTGTCGGGTGCGCAGCTCGATCAGCGCGGCGGGGCTTACCTGCCCGTTGGGCGGTGCGGCTTCCCACGAGATACGCATCCACTCGGCCTGCTCCTGGGCTCGAGCCTTTTCGAGCGCGGCGAACACCCAGCGGGTGACCGGGTTTGCCTGCCACAGGTCGAACTCGTCGCGGGTCATGCGACCAGTCCGATTTGCTGGCCGGCGCCGAACGCAGAAGCGAGCGTATCAAGTTGCAGCTGCTCGCGCTTGGCCTTCTCGGTCTGCGCCTTCTCCATGTCGAGAACGGCGCCTGCCTGTAGCTTCTCGCCCTGCGCCACGTCCTTGGGGTTCGGCTGCGGCGGCTGCATCGGCACCAGCAGGTCGTCGATGTCCTCAACATCCGCCGCTTCCCATGCCCGACGCATGATAGCCTGCGGATTGACGCCCGGCGCGCTGACGAACTGCATCAGGAACTGCGCCCGCGCCATCTTCTGCATCTTGGTCACGGCGGCCGGATCGCTGATCGGGCGAATGTCCATGTCCTCGGCGTTGAAGTCCGCGTCGAAGTCGGCGGCGGGATCGTCCAGAAGGTCGCGATAGTCCTGCTTGATAGCCTCGCTGGCATAGCGACCAACGTTGCCGAAGAGGATCGTGTACTCCTTCTTCAACGAACGGTAGATGCGCTTGTAGATCGCGGTGAAGACCTGCAATCCCTGCTCGATCAGCGCCAGCGTAGTCCCGACCTGCCCGTTGGTCGATCCCTCGCCGGTAATCACGTCCTTCACGCTGGAAATGTCCTTGGCCGCCGAAAGGATCATGTCGAGGACCTGGAACATCACGGGCGACGCACCGGGCGACGTGCGCTCGTAGATGCCGGCACGCAGCTGATCGGCGGTCGCATCCACAGTCTTGTACTCACCCGGTCCGAAGCGGATCGTGCCGGTACGCTTATTGCCCGTCAGCCGCACGCCCGACGCAATGAACCCGCCGCCTGCGACCTGTGCCGTGCCCGCGTCAATCATCTGATTGAGCGCGGTATCCACCACGCTGCCCATCTGCTTGAGCAAATGCCCCAGCCCCGAGCCATAGAAGCCGCCGTCGAACGCCGGGAAGAAGTCGTACTTCACCCAATAGCGGCCGGCGCTGATCGACAGCACCGCGCCAGTTTCGTCCGCCTCGATACCCTCCGGGCCGAAGTTAGGCTCGACGCGCAGCACTTCCCGCGTCTCATGGTCGACGGTGACGACGTAGGGCTCAGGCACCCCGTCCTCGTCCAAGTCCAACAGCCGATACTGCTCGAGCAACATGCGCGGATCGCGATCAAAGCTGCTGACCCGCTCCGACGCGCCATCGGTGTACAACCCGTACAGGTCCACATCGCGATAGAAGCCCGACCGCATCTTGGCGAGAATGTCGACCGGGTACTGGTCCGGCACTTCCTCGGTCAGGCGCGGCGTGGTGTCGACGCTCTTGGCACCCTTCGGCGCGAACACACGCAGCGCCGGCACCATCGCAGCGCAATGCTTGCGGCGAGCCACGTCATACCAGACCTTGCGGAACACGCTGCCCACGATCGGCAGTTGCAGCAGCAGCGCGTCGGTATCCTCTTCCCAATCCTCCATGCGATAGAAGATCGTGGTGTTGAGGTAATCCCGGACGCGGCTTGCGCGCGAAGCCTTGCCGCCAGGGGGCACGAGGAACACCGGCTGCGGCTGACCATCGGGGCCTTGCTGCATCACGGGCTGGCCGTCCTCGCCCATCAGAGGGCGACCGTTGTCCTTGCCGACGATCTTGATGCTGACCGCCTCGTCGCCCTTGACAATGGCGGGATAAGCGCGGGCGTTAAATTGCAGCGCCGCGACCGTCAGCAACGGATAGCTGATGTTCGAAGCGTTCGGCCACGGATAGTTCTTCGTCTCGCCCTTGGCCTCCTGCGCGGCGGCCTTGAGCGCCTCCTTGACGATCTTCTCCCAATCCTCGCGATCGGTGCGGTCCTGCTCGTAATCCTCAACGACGCGCGCGCCCAGATCGCGCAGCGTGTCGGCGTCGATGACATTCGAAATGTCGCCGGTCGCCGCCGCCAGCATCGCCAGCTTCTCGGTTGCTGACGGCTCTTCCGTCTCGCCTTCGATCGCCTCATGGACGGGGCCTTCGGGCAGCGGGGCTTCAAGGAGCGTTTCTTCCATCAATACCCCGTCACGCTGTCGCGCCCACGCTCTTCGTAATCGTCATCGTGCAGCGCCGGGCTGATCGGTGTGGCAAAGGTCAGCGCCATCGCGTCGCCAAGATCGGGCGAGAAACCGAGCCGCTTGCGAATGGCGTCCTTCGGCTCTATGACCAATTCGTTGTTCGACTTATGCCGGGTGGCGCCACTGCCCCAGACCGGCGCGGTCAGATCGCCATGCACCGCATCGGCGTCGGGAATCTGCACGCCCGCCGGGTCATTGAACCAATCCCGCAGCGTGTCCCACATTTCGGCACGGCGGTTCTCGTACAGGTCTTGACCCGTAGGCCCCCGCCCAATGGGATTAGAGCCGAAGTTGACGGCATAGACTTCTCGGTAGCCCAGTTCGCGCAACCGGTCGTACACGCCCGCCCCAAGGCCTCCCACGTCGATGTTCACGGCATCGGGCCGGTGAAGCTTGATGAGGCCGACGATCCGACCAGCGAGGACCATGGTGTCGTCCACGTCCCACAGGTCGCACAGCACCTCACCGATGCGCCGGCCACGACGCGACACGACGCCCGTCTTGTCTCCACCACCGCGCGCCGGATCTACGCCGATGATAAGCGGCCCCTGCCCCAGCACTTTCGCTTTGCGGGCGGCGGCCACCTTGTCCGACGGGATGAAGCTGTTGCCGGCGGTCTGGAACGCCTCGTCCGCGTTGGCCGGGTATTCCTGCTTGAACTTCCAGCAGGGCCGATCCGTGGGCTGACCGGTCGCGGTCGCCATGTCGTGGTTCTTGAGATAGGCCCAATATAGCTGTTCGATCGTCAGCCCGTACTGAACACCGTAGTCCCACCATTCCTTGCCCGCGTCCCAGCCATCGGGTGCCGGCTTGCTGTAGCCGGGATCCCAGAACCACGGCATGAAGATCGCCTGGTATTCACCATCGCCGCGCTGTGCTGCCGCGTACCGGCGCTGGAACACGTTGCCGATGCCATAGGCTGTGCTTTCGAACACCGCTTCCGTGCCGTCGGTGTCGGACAACGCCTGCCCCAGTCCGGCTGCGTGGTCCTCAGCATTCGGCCAGAACGCGACCTCCGAACCGTGGAACAGCTGGAACGTCGCGGAACGGCCCGTCTCCTTGGAACCCGCCGTCGCCACCATGTACGCACTCTCGCGACCGGAAAAAGACAACTCGTTCGCGTTGGCAGACTGCGTGTCGTGCGCCAGCCCCGGCGGCATGTTCTCGTGATAGCGCTTGGCCATCCCGAACAAATTGCGGGTGGCCTTGTCCTCGTGCGTCAGGATGAAGGCGGTCAGCCCCTTCCGCCCCCACAGGCGCCAATAATACCGCGCTTCGATGTAGGTGGACGCGCCCATCTGGCGGCCCTTGAGGATGATCGCGCGGACCTTGCCGGTGCGCTTTCGCTGCTCCTCGAGGCGATCGTGCAGAACCGTCTGCGCTTGGTTCATCTCGAAGGGCACCACCTTGCCCTCCTTCGTCCGGATGCGCAGGCAGCACTTGGCGAAGTAACCGAAGTCGTCGCGGAGGCGGTCGAGCTTGGCCGCTTGCTTGGCGGTCAGGCTGCTCATTCCGGCAGCTCGTCGAGTGCAGCGCCCAGCGTGATGTTGCCGCTGTGCTCGATCTGCTGCTTGTCGCCGTAGACCTTCGGCCGGAGCTTCCCGGCCATCCACTTACGCGCGTCGATGCGGATTTTCGAACGGTTCAGCGCCTCACCGTTCTCTCGCCACCCGATGTTGCCGCCTTCGTCGTCGTGGCGCTCCATCCAATCGTTTGAGCCGTCGTCAGCGATGTCGAGGATTTCATCAAACAGCGCATCCGCCTGAGCCTCACGTGCGCGCGCGTACTGCTGCGCGAATGTCTCGCTCTCACGAAGCCATTTGAACACCGTCGTTTGGCAAGGCATCGCCTCGTCAAGGCAGATCGACCGCAGCGACATGCCGTCGGACAGCCGAGCGCAAATCTCGTCTGCAATCTCGGTAGTGAGGGCGAGCGCGCGTGCCATAGCGCCATACCATCTACAGCACGCGGCACCCCGACATAACGGGACATTTATTCCCCGATCGTCCTATGCTGTACCATAGCGACCCTACACAAACGCCCCAACCATCTCGCGCAGATCACGAATAATCCGCCTGGCACTGCGCCGGTCGACGTCCAGCTTGCGAGCGACGGCGGCCACCATGATCGGCTCCCCCGCTGCAATACGGTCTTGGATGATCCCCCACGCCTTTAGCCGGAGGGGCGTCATCGTGCCGCGCGGCCTACCTCGTGCGTTCACCTATTCCTCCATGCGTTGAGATAGTCGCGGGCGTGATCCGCGCGGATGCCGTACTTGGCGGCTACGACATGACCGGCTGCCAACTGGCGATCGGCATCCCCGCGCACCGTGCGCCGAGCCGCCAATCGTACTTGCTCGGATCGCGGTTGCGGCAGACCCACCCGTTCACCAAACGCAGGTCGACGCGCTCGTGCGGCGGTGGCGTGCCGGTGTTGCGCGGCATGGGTCACGCGGCCTCGTCCTTACGCGTCAGGCGGTCGTAGTCCTCCTGACGCACCCAGCCCTGCGACCTTCCCAAGCTCAGCAGGGCAGGCGACATGGACTTGATCTGGTCGAACGGCAGCGGCGAATTGTCCTCAATTGCCACGGGTTCGGGAGCGGCCGGCGCAGCAGGCGCGCGGTTGTGCTTCTTCCGCCAATCCCAGTCCTCGCCAATAGCCTTGATGATTTCTCGGACGATCTTTGACGGATGATCGGCAGTGCGGAGCGCAGCCTTGCAGCCACGGCGCAACAGCGCGATCGGGATACCCTCCAGCGCCATGTAGGCGATCTCGAACCATGCGGCCTGCGCATCCTCGTCCATCCCGACCGGTGCGACCAGCATCAGGCACGGCGTGATTTCGGTGATGAACTCAACACTGCTGACCGGGGTCAGGTCAGTGATGTCCGCGAGCCTGGAGGAAACGCTGGGCAGCGTCGCCGGTGCGACCGTAGCCAGTCCGCGATCCGTGCTGCGCCGTGGGTTGTTGCTGACGATTTGCATGTTTCGGTATCCTTTCGTCGGCTTGTCTCAGCCAGTTTCGCCACGTCGCCTGCCAGTCGGATTTGACCCCTCCGGCTCCGGCCTTGGCGGCCCAGAAGTCGCGGAATTTCGCCATTTCCCGATCAACGGTGCCCGGTGGCCATGGCGCAACGATCGCCTCAACCTCACTGCCGAGCGGTCCCGGCTGCCAATCAGCGGGAAGCCGGGTCCCCTTACGTGCGCGCGGTTCGTTTCCGGGGGTGTGGGTGGGGTTGTTGGAGGGGTCTGGGGAGGAAGAAGGGGAGGGAGAGGGGGTGATGTCTGCGACATCCGCGATGTCACGTGACGTCACGTGACGACGCGCTGCCTGGCGGTCGCGATCCTTGGCGCGGCGCGTCTCGATCGCCTCACGATCCACCTCGGCACGAGCCGCCAGCATCGCCACTTCGGCGATCAGATCAGCGGGAGTGCCAGCGGCAATCAATCGGGCGATCAGGTCGCTCATCCGGCTGACCTCGCACGGTCGAACACAGGGCCACCTTCCATTTGGTCCATAGCAATGGCGCGTGCCTCGGGGCTGGCGCGGTTCCATGCCGCGACGATCGCGTTCGCCTGCATGAGGATCACATCGTCCTGCGAGCGGGCGGCGAGCGGCACGACCTCGGCTACTGGCTTTGGGTTGAGGGCGCGCTGCACGGTACGAACGCTAAGGCCGGTGTCGTCAGCAACTTGCGAGGCAACCCCCCTCACCTGAGGCGGCGGTTTACCGTAGCCGATTTCAGGTGCGTCATTTTGACGCGGCTGAATTATCGCTGTTGCGCGTAGCGCTTCGATCAACGCTGCATAGCGCCGAATGTGCTGGTCGCGCTGGTCCTTAGTCAGATCAAGCCGATGCAGATTCTCCGCGATCTCCCACATTTCGGCCTTGATCGCGTCGTCATCAATTTCGATGCAATCGATGTGCGACCAGCCCAACGCTCTGGCAGCAGCGAGCCGATGTCGGCCTGCAACCAGAACAGGCGCACCGGCCAATAACGCGCCGTCCACCTCCATTTCATCGACCAACCGGACGCTAATTGGTTGCATCAGGCCAAGTTCGCGCATCGAAGCAACCAAGCGGGTAACGGCATCGTCGGAGAGCGCGCGATGGCGCTCTCCGATCTGGATGTCGTCAACATGGATCGAATGCTGTCGCATCAGAAAACTGCCGGGAAAGGCAGGCTTGCCGGGAGGTTGGTCGGAGCGACCGAGCGATTGCGCCGGTAGAACGTCCACCCTCGGAGAATAACGGACACCTTTTTGTCCCGCTGCTTGCCTTCATTCAGCAGCCTCTCTCGAACCGAATGTGCGGGATCATTGCGCTTGAGGTTTTCCCCCATGCACACCTTATCCAGATATTCGTGGGCAGCGTTCAGATCGATGCGCGACAGAATGTAGAAGCAGAAGCCGATAGCTGAACCGCCGACATACTTCTTCGCATACCGAGTTTTGGTGGTGGCGTAGGTAGCAGCCGCAGCAATCGCCGGATCGGCATGTACCCGCGCCTTCGATTCTCCGCTCGTTATGTACTTGGAATGGTGTAGATTCTGGCCGCTCGAACGCTCATAAGCCAGCACCATGTTCGCAATTGCTGCGGACAGCGCGGCGTTAGCGACGCCTTCCATCGATAGAATATCGGAAAGGGTGCGGACCTTACCTAGATCCACTGTCGTCCGTGTTTCACGCTCAACCCCGAACACCATAACGACATCAATCGGAGTGTTCGCATCAATAACGGCCGAAGCACGATGCTGACCATCGTTGAGCTTGCCATCCTTCGATACGATGATCGGTTCACCATTTAATGCCCAGCGTCCGGCAACGATGTCGGCGCTGTATTTCGCCACAAGAAGGGGCGAAACATGACGGTTGCCCTCGTTGTTCTTCAGCATCTCATTCGCCAACTCAGGCGTTAGACGGACCTGATGGAACGCTATTCCGTCACGGGCGGAGGTGGCCGCGGTATGGAACCAAGCGGGGCTGCCGTAAGGTGGTTGGAACAACTGAGTAGCCATGGTAGTATCCTCGTCGACTGTTGAGCGGGCCGTGCTTCGCTGTCCTCGGAGCGCGGCCCAAACCGCTCCGGCGAACCTCATGCGATGATCTCCACCACCACCCGTCCCGGCTTCTCCGGCTCGGCAAACTCGTACGTTGGGCGAAAACTATGGTCGTCGACGCCCAGCGCGTCCGCGATCCCATCGCGGCCATGCTTGAAGGCGCCAATCATCCCGTCGTCGTCGCGACGCCTGTGATCGGGCGGTACGAAGCGGATGGTCATGGAGAGCGGTACGGAGCCGGCCGGCAAGCCAATGCGCGCGGCCTTGACCAGCCAAGCACAGTCGGCGCGGTATTTCTTCGCGATCGGACGGTACTTCGTCCAATGCGACCGACGTTTCGAGTTCGGTGTGAGTGCCGAAGGAGGCCATGGTAGCGTCACGCTCAGCATGGCCGCACCACGGGGTCACCGAACGGATTGGCGTAATAACCCCGGCGGTAGCGGGCGCGGGCGATGTGCAGCGCCTCTTCGACCCATGTGATTGCCCGTTTGCGAGCGAGGGTCAGACCGACGTGATAGTTCGTCGACTGGACGAAATACTCGCACTTTATTCGCTCGGACGGCTTGATGCGCTGGCCCGGCGCTGGCTGCCACGCAGCGTCCATGTACGGGGCTGCGCGGTTGATCTCGACCAGCACGGCGTCGGCGTCCTCACTTGGATCACCCCACCCTTCCGGATCGCACTTGTGGCAGCCAAGCTTGCAGGAACAGGCCAGCTCAGCGACGCCGATAGCGTGACCGCGCAGCCAAGCGGCGGCGTGCGGCGTTTTGGCAGCAAATGGGTTCTCGGACAGGACCGCTGACCGCAACGCGGCCATATGACCGTCCTGCTTGGCCTGTGCGATGTAGTCAGCCATGGGCGCAACGCACCGCCCGATGATCCAGCACCAGAAGCTTAGCTTCAGCAGCCTTGAAGCCCTTGCCGTCGCGCAGGTCCTGATACAGAGCAATGTCATCGGCCGACCAGTCACCCCACCGAGTGATGCGGCGGCGTGCGATCGTTAGCGGGTCGCTGTTCCGAGCGATGGCAGCGCAGGAGTTGCACCGCGTCGCGCGCTTGCCGGATTTGAGGGGAGCGCCACAGGCGCATAGCTGGCTCACGCCGCCGCCCTCCGCAGCGGAAGGCACTTGGCGCAGCCGAAGGTGAGCGGGGCGTCCGACCGAGTGTTGCAGTGGCCACAGGTCCAGCGACCCGATGCCGGTATGTCCACAGCCTCACCGCGCCGAAGCCCTAGATTGTAGCCGCGCTTGGACACGCTACCGATGGGCAGCCCGAGGGCCAGCGCGATTTGGTGATAGGTCTTGCCGACCGCGAAAAGGTTGCGGATCGTGTCGTCTTCGGCGGGCGACCAATCGTGCGGAGTGAAGGCTTTCATCCCGCCACCTTCAAGGCCACAGCCTTCACCGCGAGAGACGCACTCTCGCACCCGCTGATTTCACGACCGCCGGGGCTATCGGGCCGATGCGCCTTGCCCTTCTCAGCGAGGTAATCGCGGCACATTTCCTCAAAGGCATCGTGATCGATGTCGTCGGGGACCTGCACGATGGACCGGCCCTCCGGCAGCAGCACCGAGAGCAGCTCGTCAGGGATGACGCCGACCAGCTTGTACAGCGCGTCGAGCGGCATCATCACCGTCGCGCCGCTGTTGCCGGCGTACGACCGAAGTGTGCCGTACGGGATGCCGCTGTCGAGACTGATCACCTTGAGCGTCAGCCCGTTTCCGCCCGCAACCCGAAACACCAGCTCCTGGTTCTTTCGGATGATGCCACCGATGTCGCGATCAAGCGCCATGATCTTGCACCTCACGGTTCGTATACGGTCCGTTATGGACAGAACGCCCGCTGCACAGGTGAAAACCGCTGTCGTCCTCCCATCCATAGGGAGCGGACCAGAAGGCGTACGCCAGCGGCAGGGCGGTGGCGGCTGCGACGATCGCGCACGCCTGAAGAAGCACGGTCATCTACTGTACCTCGCTGTGTGGGGTGTGGGGCGGGCGCTGGGCGGTCGGATCAAAAAGGTCCGACTGGTCAGGCTTGCGGGGCCTCCACACATGCGCGCATGGCTCAGGCGCGAAAATGATCTTGCCGTGGTCGTGCCCGACCACGCGGCGCAGGACGCCAGTATCTCGACAATACGGGCAGTCTGGTACGACGCGGCTCACCTCCCCGCCTCCCCGCGTTGGGGGCGGGGGGTGGTGGCGGCGGCAACGGCCAACTCTTCAACCGAGGCAATCCCAGCCTTGGATAGGTCGAACCAATGTTCGGCCGGGATGCTGTTACGCTGCGCCCAAGAGCGTGCTGTATGCAGCGAAACGCCACGCAAAGCCGCCAAACGGGCTGGCGTAGCGGCGCTGACGATCTCTGAATGCGTCCTCATAATGCGATGATGCATTATGCACTATCAGAAGGCAAGTGCCTTTCGCATCATGCTCGCCGCTATTCGTGGTGCATGACAACGCCTAACGAACGCCTAAAGCAAATCCGCGCCGCCCGGTATGAGACCGCCGTCGAGGCTGCCGAAGCGATGGGCATCAAGCCCCCGACGTACATTCAGCACGAGAATGGCATACGTGGGTCAGGTAGCATTCCGCGCGCAGCCGCCGAGCGCTACGCCAAATTCTTCCGTGTCTCCTTGGACTGGCTGCTATCTGGTAAAGGCGATGAGCCGGACCTTGCCAGCGAACCTACACAGGCTGACATCGAACAAATGATCCGAGAGGTCATTGAAGCGGAAGTGACGATGCAGACCCGGCTCTCGGACTTACCGCGAATCGTCGCGCCAGCGCTTCATGAGCAGCTAGAGCGCTTTCGATCTGATCGCGCCCGTCTGGGCCAAGCAAACCCATCGACCGCTCACAGTAAAGGCGCTCAATCTCTCGTTGCCACCAAGCGAGTCTAGCCGGCAGTATAGCGCACCACATTAAGCAGCCATTACATCCTACCTCACACGCAGGTTCGCGCAATCTCAAAGGGGGATTTTTCGAGGCCATGTTCCAGATATGTTCCTTCAAATCCAATAAGTCTATCCCTTTGATCGTATTCGGTTTGGCACTATCTGGGTGCAACCAGCAGGCGCCAGACAGCGCCGCCGGTCCCAGTGTGGCCAGCCTGCAAAAGGAGATTAACGATCTGAGGGGTGATCTCATTCAGCGCACGATGCGTACAGACAAGGCAATCGAGCTGACGCCTACCGAGAAGGAGTTCCAGTTCCTCGATACGCCAGCGGGCAAGATGGCGTTTAGCGTCGAGTCGATCGCTGCACAGGGCGACGGCAGCGAGCTAACTCTGAACGTGGGCAACCTATCCGCAGCAACCGTTAACACGCTCAAGTTTGAAGCGGAGTGGGGCGCAGTTGATGCGAATGGGTTTATGATCCGTCCTGGTTCGCGGACTGGGCAGAAGACGATTTCCAAGCCCTTGCTGCCGGGCACGTGGAATACGGTGAAAATGTCCTTTGCGGGTATCCCGCCGTCAGGCTTCGGCCGCCTATCTATCGAGAACCCCGAGGTTCCCAACCTGTCGATGCACACAAACTAAAAATAATGCAGGCATGATGCATTTTGCACTTGCCTTAACGTGATGCATTATGCATTCTTCTCTCAACAGCCCACCTTGGGCACCGGGAGACGACAAGTGCAGCACGGTATCACCTACGCAGACCTCAAGGGCCTCCGCACTCCGGCGCTGAACCGCATCTACGCCGCGTCGCGTGACGCTGTAGTCGCTGCCGGCAACATCACCGCCGATCGCTTCGACGCGCTGACCCGCTCGTTCTGCGGCAGCGACAAGCCGCGCGATCTGGCGCTGTCGGCTCTCTCCTTCGTGTCGAATTTGGGCGGCAAGGTCGCGGAAGCTGTCGCCAGCCCGCAGACCCTCGCCGAGGGCGGCTTCATGGGTTCGGACCCTGTGTACACGCCGGGCCACGGTCCCGCGCTCGCCCGCCAGATCATCGCCGCCGCCTGAGGCTCCCGGACCCTGCCCCGTGGCAGGGCGAGGATAGCTTCAGGAGGTCAAAATGACGCAGCATGTCGAAAAGCTCGAGGTACGCAACCGCTGGAGCAATCGGGTCCAGTTCACGGCAGAGATTACCGTAGCGCCTGACGCTACCATCGGCGTGAAGCTCGGACTGGCGGTTCGCTGGGCACGGCGCAACGATGCCGACCTGAGCGGTGCCGTCCTGAGCGGTGCCGTCCTGCGCGATGCCGTCCTGAGCGGTGCCGTCCTGAGCGGTGCCGACCTGAGCGGTGCCGACCTGAGCGGTGCCGACCTGAGCGGTGCCGTCCTGAGCGGTGCCGACCTGAGCGGTGCCGTCCTGAGCGGTGCCGTCCTGCGCGATGCCGTCCTGAGCGGTGCCGTCCTGAGCGGTGCCGACCTGAGCGATGCCGTCCTGCGCGATGCCGTCCTGAGCGGTGCCGTCCTGAGCGGTGCCGACCTGAGCGGTGCCGACCTGAGCGATGCGCCCGTCATTGAGAACATCCATCAGAAAGTCTACGCTGCGGCGGCTGCGCCCGGCGCGGATGACGTGACCCCCGCCTTTCATCCAGCTGCGACCAGAGACCGACCGTTGTTGTCGCGCAGGAGCGCGGGTGAAGCAACGGTCAGGTTTAAACCC